GTCGCGTTCAGGTCGCCGGTGTACTTGTAGTCCGCCAGCGTGCGCGGCACGGCACCGGTGCCGCTCACGATGAGCTGGCTGCTTTGGATCGAGAACGCGACCTCGCACCAGGCGTTGGTGTCGCTGTCGATCGACCCCGAGTAGGCCTCATACCCGTTGCCCTCGCCGCATCCGCCGATGCCGACCAGGATGTAGGCGGAGCGGAACTTGAACTGCGGGCTGGCGAACACGCCGTCGGACGCGCCGCATCGCTTCATAGCGGACAGCAGAACAGGCGTCAGCCGGTTCGTCGCTGGCTCGTCGTTCGTGTAGACCACCACGACGCTATCCGGGCCCGTGGCGTTGAGCGCGTTCGCCATGTCGAGCATGGCCGCGCCACCTGCCAGCGTGTTAAACGTGCCTGTGTAGGTCACAACAGCGTCCGATCGACGGATGCGCGCCACCGTGTACATCGGATTCGGCCCGGAGTACATCCCGCCCGTCTCGGCGTTATAGAAACCGCCAGACGCCGGCGCCTGCGTGTCGGAGTAGCCCCGCGCGACGACACGGAACAGCGCCGGCCGGCCGACGATGCTCGACCAGTTCACCGCGTCCGTGGCGGTGACTGTCACCGCCACGCTTGCAGGTGCCACCGACTGGTTCGCGCTTGTGTCGTAGTGCTTGGCCCACACCGTGTATGAACCGACGGACGGGGAGAGCCAGGTGTACGACGTGGCCTTGCCGCTGAACAGCAGGGAGCTCGACACCCAGGTTGCACCGACGCGCAGCTCGGTCGTCGCGTAGTCCGCCTCCGTGTTTCCGTTCCAAGTGAGCCGCACGCCCGAGTTAACGACTGCGGCCGACAGCCCGGTCACGTTGGCAGGCGGCGCCGTTTTGCCGACCACCCTCATGAACTGGTGCAAGCTCCACCGCCCGCGGACGTTGAGCAGGTTGCGGGCTCGCAGCCGGAACAGGTAGATGGACCCGTCCTGCAAGCCGCTTAGGTAGACCTGGGTGGCATCGCCAGGCGCGTCCATGCTCTCCCACTCTTCCAGGTCGATCCGACGCCACTGCACCTCGACGTGTCCACCTTCGGCAACTGCGGCCTCTTGCAGCGGGTTCCATGACACCAGAACACGGGACAACACCGTGCCGTCGGACTGCACAAGGAGGTGCTCTGTCCCGCTGGCGAGCGTGACGCCCGTCACCTGCTCTACCACCCATGGTTTCGTGAAGGTCGTGTTCGGCGCCGCGTCCAGCACGCTCAGGCCGCTGGCCGGGTCGTAGATGCTGGCGGCCGTTTCCTTCAAGGTCAGGATCACGCCACCCTGCAGGGAGAACTCCGTGCCGAGCACCTCGAATTCCTTGGCGTCGAAGCCAAAGGCGGGGAGCGTCACCCGCACGACGTCGAACGCCTCCAGCGGGTAGGCCATCATGTTGCACGGCAAGCGCAGGGTCAGGCCATCGCGTGCGTCCCGCATGAGGACGCTGCACACGTGCTGGGCGTGGATCACGTCGGTGACCGCGGCGAGCGAGATCTCGCGCACCAGCTCCTGGCCGTCGTCGGCGATGTAGGCGGCGCTCCGCACCTCGGGCGTCGGCGCGTACACGTAGACCACCGCCTTTTCGGCGTCGGTCGTCGCGCTGGGGTACTTGCCCTTGTTTGCGATGCTCGGGCGGTAGACGTTGACCACGTCGGAGCGCGGCGGGTCCTTGACCACCACGATGTCGTCCGCGCCAGAGAGCCAGTCCTCAGTGATGGTCGCCACAGGGTTGCGCCACGCGCCTGCAACCATCGTCAGGAGGCCGCCGGCGAAGCACCACTTGCCGGCCATCGCCTCGACGATCTCATCCATCCACACGTCGGGGTTGCCATCGAGCCGGCAGACCGTCCCGCAGGTGTAAAGGGGCATCGACGCGCTCGGGCCCGCAGCGGTCTGGAACACGGTCGCCACGTCGCAGGCGTTCGCCGCCGCGATGACGGCCGCGACGTTCAGTTCGGAAGGAAGGACGTCGCCGCCGTGCTTGTACAGCGCCCAGTCGCGAGCACACAGAGCCGGGTTCTCGGTCCACTGCGTCGCGCCGGTGCGCGGGTCGTACACCTTGGCGCCACGGACCACCGCGGTGACGCTCGGCACGCCGGCCGGGAACACGTCCTGGCTATAGGTGAACTCGACCGCCACACATGCAATGCCGGCGAATCGATCGTCGTTCCCGGCTGTGTTGACCAAGCCAGGGAACCGGCTCGCCAGAAAGCTGTTGCCAATGTCCTGCCCGGGATCGCCAAGGAACGTGCGGACCTTCGCGTGGCTCGTGCGGACCAGCACCTGGTAGACGAACTGCACCGAGTTGCCGCTGACGAAGCCGCCGGCCGAGGCGACCGTCCCGACGAGGGTCGCGGGGACCGGCGTCATGCCGTCATGGTTCTCGTACAGCATGACCATGACCTGGCCGACCGGCACCTCGCCCAGATCGACCGTTGCGACGCCATCCGGCCCCGCCTCGACGTGCACCCGGCGCGTCACGTTCGACTCGACCATGTAGGGAGCCTCTTGCACCCACCCATCGGCGTCCAGCGTGCATGCGACGTCGTTCAGGTACACCTGCTCGATCGCGTCCACCTCATGGCCGGCAATGCCCACGACGAGGGTGTAGAACTCGCTCTTCGTGCCGTGGGTGGCCTTGAACAGGACGCCGTCCACGTTGCGGGCTCGGCCATAGATGCGCGAGCGCGGTCCGTCAGCCGTGATGGTCATCACGAGGCGGTCCTCGAGCGTCGCGTTGTAGGCGTCGCGCGCTTTGCGGGCGGCCTTCCGCCCTTGGTAGGACGAGACGACAGCCGCCGCCGCCATCGCCACGATGGCGACGATGACGGCATTGGCGCCGATGTAGGCTCCGATGGCCTGGACAATGAGGGGGATTGCTTGGGGCACGATTCGCCTTTACTTTTCGACTCGCCAGACGCGGAGAGCGCACTCGGGTGGGAAAGGGGTCAGGCCTGATTCAGCGGGCGCGTGCCAAGCCGAACCAGTCCATACCGCGAAGCACTCGACTCCGGCGCTGCGCACGATCCCTACGTCGCCCGGCTGGGCCATTAGCGGCGGCACTTCAGGGCCGAGGTGCTCGACGGCGAGCGCCTCCATGCCCCCTGCCCGCTTGAGCACCCGAGCCGCACCGATGGGGGTGCCGTAGGTGCCGCGCATGCCTGCGGCCGGATCCACGCCGGTGCATGCCTCGACGCAGTCAGCGGCGAACAGCACGCAGTCATGGGAGCCCCAGGTGAACGGGCGGTCCATGCGCTCCGCCAGGCACGCAGCCAAGCGGCTCTGCCAATCACGAACTCGGAGGGCCATAACTACTGCCGGAAGAACACTGCGGCCGGCCACACGTCCTGGTGGTTGGCCTGGCTCACGACGAAACGCAGCGACGTGTCTCCGGGGAAGGCCCTTCGCTGGTCGCCGTCGGTGTAGCGAAATGGCTTGGGTCGGCTGAACGTCGAACCGCGGTGCTCTGCCGTCACGGAGACGGTGCAGGTCGACCCGCCGGAGTCGTCGCTTTGGTGCGAGATCGGCATCTGGTCCAGCGTGCCGGTCCAGACGAGAGGCGCCTCCAACACCGCATGCGTCGCGATGTCCAGCACGGCGAGCCGCAGCGAGCACGCCTTGTTGCGAATCGGCTCGGCGAGTGCAATGGCGAGCACCTCAGTGGGGATGCCGCTCAGCATGAAGCGCAGGCCGCCGCCGTTCGCGCCGGGGCCATCGGTCACGCGCTCCACGCCGCCCAGGATGCCGGTCCCGATGTACGAGTTGCCACCATAGGTGATGTCCACACCGGAAGACGCAAACCGCAGCGGCGCTGTGAGCTGCATCTCGAGCAGAAGCACAAGCGAGGCCGCCGGGTCATTCAAGGCCGCAAGCGCGGCCGGGGAAACGGTCCTCATGACCAGTCCTCCTCGAAGTCGAGCGGAATGCCTTCCATGTAGCCAGGCATGTGCGTGGAAGCGTTGACCATCGAGCGGCAGACGAACGTGGTCTTCGGTCGATCCCAGACCACCGCCGTGCCGGCCGCGATGACGCCGCGGATGCGGTTCACTAGCGGCACGACCAGCACGCCCGAGCCGTTCGCGGTGCAGTCCTGCGCCACTTGCAAGAGGTGCCCGCTGCACCCGATGAAGTCGCCCATGTAGAGCGTGGCGCCCGCCGTGGTCAGCACGGACAGCGTCGCGTTGCCGCGCGCCGTCGTGGTCTGCACGGTCGGCGAGCCGCGCATGCTGCCGGTCGGGACAAGCCGCGTCGGATGGCCGGCGCGCACCTTGTTGACCGCGCCGGCCATCAGGTTTGCGAATGCGTCCATCTGGCCTGCCGCGTAGCTGATCTGCGGTGACAGCGTGCAGCTGAAGATCCACCGCTCGGCGACGTACTCGATGGCCTGCGTGCGGCCATTGAACGGGCTCTTGAACTGGGCTCCAGCTTTCTGAAGCCCCCACGAGGCAGCCACCGGCTTGAAGGAAGCCGGAAGATCGTACGTAGCCATGTCAGACCCCCACCTTGGCGAGCTTGCGGTCGGTGCGTGCCTCGGAGGCCTGCACTGCCATCTGGATAGCGGTCAGCACTTCGTTGCGAGACGGGCCCGCCGCGACGTTGATGTGGTTGACCGTAGAGGGGCCGGAGGCCATCGGCGAGACGCTGCCGCCCTGGCCGCCCGTCATGAGGTACTGCTTGGATCCGACGTTCAGGAGCTCGGGGCCTCGCTCGTTCACCTGGTACATGGCGCCGGCTGAGACCGGGCCGCCGATTGCGCGACCACCGGAGACGCCCATGTCAGCGAGCAGAGCGGCGTCGCCGCCGGCCGCTCCGCCGTCGCCGGTACTGGCGCCGTTTCCGATCATCCTGAGAATCCCCGAGATGGCGGCCCGCGCCTGGATGCGGATCAGGTCGGCAATGATCGAATTCGCCAGGTCCTTGAAGTTCATCTTCCCGGTCATGGCGAAGCTGACCAGCGCGTCCTCCATGGTCTTGAAACCCTTGGTGAACACGCCCTCCATCTGCTCCGCGACGTTTGAGCTCTGGTCCAGGTAGTTCTGGATCGCCGTTGCAGCGCCGTTCGACCAGTCGGCCTCCTCCTGCGAGATGGCCTCGTAGTGTTCGGTCCACAGAGCAAGCTCCTTCGCCTGCGTGGTGGTGATGAGTGCCAGCCGCTCGCGCAGTTGCGCTTCGGTGATCTCATTGCGGCGACGCTCTCCCTGCGCCTCGTCGCGCTGACCTTGGTAGCGGTCCTCGATCTCGCTCCGCTGGCGGGCCAGTGCCTTGTCCCGGTCGCCCCGGCCGAACACCTCGCGTTCTCGTTGGAACTGCTTGGCGACCGTGTCGATGTAGGCCTGGGCGGCGATGCGCGCCTCCACGTAGCCCTGGGCTGTGCGCTTTGCTGCCGCCTCCTGTTCGATCGACATGACCTTCGCGGACGTGGCCGCCTGCTTCTGAAGGATGTCGATGCGTGCCAGGTTGTCGGCGACCTTGTCATCGTCGTCGGCACCCTTCTGGCCGCGCCGTGCTCGCGCCGCTATCGTCTCGTTCTCGGCGTTCAGGGCCGCCACCTGGGCCGCCGTGTTGAGCTCAAGGAAGATCAGCTTCTCGGCGTAGTAGGCGCGCTCGTTGATGAGCCCCGCGCTGCGGGTCGCCTCCAGCACCCGCTCAGCGTCGGCGTAGCTGTTCGTGAGCATGTCCAGCTGAAGCTGGATCGGGCCGAGGTCGTTCTTGGCCGGGTCGACGATCGACGCCTTGTCGGCCTTCGTCTTCTTCAGGAACTTCTCGCGCAGGCGCTCCTCGTCGGCGGCGGTGAAGAGATCGCCCTGGAGCTCCTTCTGCTTCTTGAGCTCGGCGGTGAACTTCTCCTCCGCCGTGGCGTAGTCCTTGAGGAACTCCTTGCGGGCGGAGAGAGCTTGCTGCTCCCGGGCCAGTGAGGCGGACACCGATGCGACGGTGCGAGCACTGATCTCGCGCTGCCGGCCGCCAGACGTTGCCGCGCCAGGTTTCGCAGTGACGTCGATCGACTGAAGGCGCTTGAGCGTCGCCTCGTACTCCTCAGCCTTCTTCTTCAGTTCCTCGAACGTGCGCAGGCGGATCTGTGCGCCGACGCTGTCCGGACGAGCGGCGAGAATCTCTTCCGCGCGCTTAGCCGACGCCGCCATTCCGTCGATCTGCTTCTTGGTTTCCTCAAGGCCAGAGATTGCGATGTTCTGCTGAGCGGCGTTCACAAGGCCGCTCAGCACGCCGCCAGTGCGTCGGGCGCTGCTTTCGATGCGGTTCAGGTCAGCCGCGGTGCTGGAGGTCCAACCGGAGATGGTTGATGAAGCACTGGTAAGCTTGTCGAGGGTCCCGATCAATCGGGTGACGGATCCGGAAACTTGAGTGGTAGCGCCTTCCACCGTGATTGGCATCCGGGCGAACTCATCGGCAAGCGAAGCGCTTGCCGCCTGAAGGGCTCGGAACAGCTTGTCTGCCGTGATCTCCCCAGCAGCGCCCAGGTCCTTCAGATCGCCGACAGCGACTCCGAGACCGTCAGCGATAGCCTCCGCCAAGCGTGGAGCCTGCTCCAGGACGCTAGTCAGTTCCTCGCCGCGCAGCGCGCCGGATGCGAAGCCCTGGCCGAGCTGCACAAGGGCGGCCTGCGCGCTTGCCGCGCTCGTGCCGCTGATAACCAGAGCCTTGTTGATCGACTCAGTGACGCCGACCAGATCCCGCTGGGAAACCCCGAGCGCCTGGGTTGAGCGCGCGAGTGCCGTATAGAGGTTTGTGGTCTGCCCAAGGTCGGCGCGAGTGGCCTGCGACACATCGAACAACACTTGCTGCACTTGGGCGAGTTCACGTGAACCCTTCGTCACGAGCGACAGCCGCGCCGTCATGTTGGTGTACGCGTCGGCCGTCTGGATCGCCTGCTTGGCGAGCGCCGCCACGGCGCCCACGCTGACGACGGCGCCCAGGCCCTTCACCGCCGAGGACAGGCCCATTGCCGAGCCTTCGGCCCGCTTGCCCTTGTCCGCGAAGGTGTCCAGGTCCTTGTTGGCGCGGCGCACGCCGCTGCTGTCCACGCCGAGGACCAGCGTGGTCACGTCTTGGGTCATGTGGGTTTCCTCATCAGGGAGAGCGCTTCGCTCTCCATCACCCGAATGCAGGTGAGCACCTCGGCCCACTCGCTGCGGGCAATGCCCAACATGCGGAGAACCTCGGTCAGGGCCGTGTAGTCGAGCCCGTAGGGGCCGCCCGGGCCCACGCGCCACTGCGTCTGCATGGCGGCGAACACAGCGGTGGGCGTGACGTTGTCAGCCCATGGAACGATCGGGGGGCCGCTCGCCTCCTCCATCGTCAGACCCCAGAAGTCGCACTCCTCTTGCGTGGGTGCTTTCCTGGGGTCGTAGAAGTGGCGAGCGACCTCGATCAGTTTTTTCGCTTGGCTTCCGCGTAGGCGTTGAGGTAGCCGTCCAGCACCGACCTGGCCGCGAGCGGGTAGTTCTCGCAAAGCAGGACCACCGCCTCGCGCGAGAACTCCTGGTCGGGGCCGGACCACCCGACGAGGAGGTCCATCAGCAGGTCCTCGTCGGGCTTTTCGCCCTTGGCGAGTTCCTCGATGTAGGCCGCCAGCTCGGAGCGCGTGCGGTGCCGGAATTCGCAGACCACCGGCGCCGGCTCGCCTGCCGTGACCGGGATCAGCACGGAGTGCTTGAACGTCGGCCCCGGGGTGAGGGTCAGCGCGGCCATCAGGAGGCGTACCGCACAGGTTCGGCCAGCAGCGACAGCGTCAGCTCGCAGGCCATGATCTCGTTCACCGTCAGCGTCGGCGTCTTGTTGAGCGAGATGTAGGCGTTGTAGAGCAGGATCGAGCCGCTCGGCAGCGTGATCCGCACGGCGCGCGGCAGGCGGTCATCGTTGGCCGTGGAGGCCAGGATGTAGCCGGGCAGCGTCGGGTCGTCCGCGATGCTGAAGGTCAGGCCGGAGGGGCTCTTGCTGGTCGGGATGCGCTTCTGCGCGTCAGCTTCCAGGAACTGGTAGTCGACGAACTGCTGCTCGCCGCCCGAGGACGAGGAAGACAGGATCTGCGACAGCTGGGTCCAGCCGGTGATGGCGCGCACCGTGCCGACGCCGCCACCCGACGGGTAGATGGTCGTCAGCGTGGTGTCGATCCCTTCCAGCGGGACCGAGTTCGTCGCCACCGTGCCGGCGCGCACGACCTTGTTGGTCAGGCGCGACCAGCCGGAGGTCACTTCGATGAAGGAACCAGAGGTCACGCCGTGCGAGGCCTCCAGGGTGGCGACGCCGGGGTTGGCGTTGGTGATGGCGGACATGGCCTTCGCAGTGGCATAGCCGGAAGCGATGGCGACGAGGGAGCCGTTGGGGACGGAAACGCTCATTGGGAGGGCCTTTCGGGGTTTCGGAAACGAAAAAGCCGCCCGGAGGCGGCTTGGTGGAGATGCCCCGGAGGGCGAGAGGTGGGATCAGGTGAGGACGGTGTCGCACCGGTAGGTGCAGCTCACGGGGACGTAGTAGCTGTCCGCCTCGTTCCGGCCGGTGCCGGCGCTGAAGGGGGACGTGAGCACGACACGCGCGCCGCCCTGCACCAGGTGCGCGGTGAGCGGGAAGGCAGCGTCCAGGGAAGCGGCGATCGCCTCGGCCTTGGCCGCGCCGGTGTTCGGCGGCAGCACCAGGGACACCTGGCACACGCCGGTGCGGCCACGGTGGC